CACCGGGTTGCTTAGCAAAGTCCTGCCGATGCAGATCGGTGGCACCAGTGACGAGGGTGACGGCATCAATATCCAAATTGTCTTCTCTGACAACGCACCACGCAAGCCTATGAAGACCATCGGCGAAGGGAAAGTTATTGGCTGAGTTTGTCGTACCCAAAGTCTTCCAGCCCTTGTGGGAGCCAGCCCGATACAAGGGCGCACACGGCGGCAGGGGCAGTGGCAAGAGCTTTAACTTTGCCACCATGGCTGTTGTTCGCTCTGCCCAGGAGCCGGGCCTACGCGGAGCCTGTGTGCGTGAGGTACAGAAGTCGTTGAAGGAAAGCAGTCAGCGCCTGATTGGCGACACCATCACTCGCCTTGGGCTAAACCAGCGGTTTGATGTACTGTCGTCTGAGATACGCACACCGGGTAATGGTAGTATCATCTTCCAAGGTATGCAGGACCATACCGCACAATCAATCCTAAGTTTTGAGGGGCTGGACTGGGTCTGGATAGAGCAAGCCGAAAGCCTCAGTGCCTTTTCGCTGGAGCTGCTGCGGCCTACCATCCGCAAACCCGGCAGTGAGATCTGGGCGAGCTGGAACCCAAACAACGCGGCCGACGCCATAGAGATGCTACGTGGGCTGGACGCGCCTCGTGATAGTGTGATTGTCGAGGCTAACTACCAGGACAACCCTTTTTTCACTGCTGAGCTGGAGCTGGAGCGGCAGCACGACGAGATACACAACCGGGATCGATACAATCACACTTGGGAAGGCGGATACGAGCCGCAGGCCATCGGTGCCATCTGGCACCGGCAGACACTACACGCCGGCCGGGTATCCAAGATGCCCTGCGCCAGGGAACGTACACTGATTGGAGTTGACCCGGCAGTAACCGACAACGATGCCAGTAACGAGCATGGCATCGTTGCGGGCTGCAAGGGCGAGGACGGCCAGGGTTACATCCTGGAGGATGCCAGCACCCACGGCACGCCCCATCAGTGGGCTACGCGCGCCGTTGCGCTGTACGATAAGTGGGACGCTGACGCTGTGGTGATTGAAATCAACCAGGGCGGCGATATGTGTAAACACACCCTGCAGACAATCCGCAAGGGCCTGCCTGTCATCGAAGTACGCGCCACACGCGGCAAGCATGTCAGGGCTGAACCGATCAGTGCGTTATACACCACCGGCCTAATACACCATGTTGGCACCTTCCCAGAGATGGAAGACCAGCTGTGCAAGTTTACAGCGCATGGCTGGGACGGTGACGCCGACAAGAGCCCCGATCGGGCAGAGGCCGGCATCTGGCTTTTAACGGAACTGTATGATGAGTTGATCCGGGATCAGGGGCGTGATAAGTCAAAAGATGACGACGACGAGGCTAAATATTTCAAGGGCACGGTGGGGCCGGGCGCAGGGGCATGGATGGCATGATAGAATTTAACGGGCCGACACAGGAAGAGATCGACGCCGAGGAGTTGCGCGATGATTACCCACCACACGACGGCGAAAGTTTCCAGTACAGCATAGGCGAGGGTGAAGTGGTTAAGATTGCCGTGGTAGATAGCGCCCAGGAGCTACAGGGTATGCTGGAGACGCTGGAGACGCTGGATACGCTGGACGAGGCTAGTGCCGAGGCGCACCGCGCTACCATGGCGCGGTACTACGTCCATAAGCTGCGGGTCCATCAGTACCAGATGATGATGCAGAACGGTATGCCGCTGGCGGAGGCCCGCGTGTCATACCAGCGGGCGATGGTTGACTATGACAGCCTGATGAGACTGGCCGGTGACGGTGTTATGAGCGAGGCCAGTGTGGCGGATATGCACAAAGGATTTCCCCTACACCCAGACGACCCGACGGAAGAGCCCCCGACTGACTAGCTTGACATTTTTCACAGTTTTGAATATGCCGACAGCTAATCCTTGCAAGGGACTTAGAGTATGGCAGATGATCGGGGCGGCAAAGATACTGTCGTTACAGAGGCATTAGAGCGGTTTGAGCAGTCCGAAGAGGGCTCAGCCGACAACCGGAAGCAATACTACGAAGACACAAAATTTGCCCGTATGGCAGATCAATGGCCCGACGCGATTAAAAAACAGCGTGAGCAAGAAGCGCGGCCAGTCCTGACAATCAACAAAATGCCCTCATTCATCCGCGCCGTGGTGAACGAGAGCCGGCAGAATAAACCAGCTATCAAAGTTGCACCGGTTGACGGCGGCGCAGACGAAGAGCACGCCCAGGTCATCGGCGGGCTTGTACGGTCTGTAGAGCGCGCTAGCCACGCCGAAGTTGCATACGACACTGCCATAGACCATGCCGTTACTGGCGGGTTTGGGTTTTTCCGCTTTGAGATTGATTACGCCCATGAGCTGAGCTTCGATATGGAGGCTTATATACGGCGTATACCTAACGCACTGATGGTGCACTGGGATACCAACAGCGTTGCCCATGACAGCTCAGACTGGGAGTACGCCTTCGTATCTCAGATGCACCAGGAGAAGGATTTCAAACGCAAGTGGCCGGGTGCCCAGGTTGTTAGCTTTGAGGGTGACGATCGCGACACTGCAACATCAGAGCAGTGGGTGACAGAAGATATGGTCCGGGTCTCTGAGTACTTCCTGCGGTCTGAGGAGGAATACACCCTGGTTCAGCTCGCTATGCGTAACCCAGAGACAGGCGAGGAAACGCTGCAAGCGGTGCGTGAGGAAGATCTATTTCCCATGGCTGAGCAATTCTTTCAGGCCGGAGAGCACGATTTAGACGGTTTAGTTAAGGGCGATAAGGATAAACTTATTGTTGCGTGGATGGCGGCATCAGGTACTGAGCACAGACAGGAGCGGCTAGCCAAACGCTTCAAAGTTACCCGCCGATTGATATCTGGTGTTGAAGAGCTGAGCAGTGATGATTGGCCGGGCAGCTATATTCCAATATGCCCTGTGTGGGGGGATGAGATATTCATCGACGGGAAGCGGCACTTCCGTTCAATGATTAGCGACGCGAAGAGCCCCCAACAGATGTTTAATTTCTGGCGGTCTGCCAGCACTGAGCTGGTGGCCTTAGCGCCAAAGACCCCCTGGGTAGGCCCGAAGGGCTTCGTGCCGAAAGGGGATGAGAATAAATGGGAGACAGCCAACACGCGCGCCCATCCATATCTGGAGTATGAAAAAAGTAGTGGTGAGCCACCGCGCCGGCAGGAGTTCGCAGGGGTGCCTGCGGGCGTGCTGAACGAGGCCGCCGGCAACATTGACGACATGAAATCTATCATGGGCATATTTGACAGCTCTTTAGGTGCTCAATCCAATGAAGTTAGCGGTAAGGCCATCATGGCGCGGGAACGCCAGGGTAATGTCAGTAACTTTCATTTCATCGACAATCTAAACCGCGCCATACGGTGGGGCGGGCAGATCCTGGTAGACATCATCCCCGCCGTTTACTCAGTGCGGCAGAGTATCCGCATACTGGGTGAAGACCAGAAAATCAATGTGGTCAACCTGACCCAGGACATCGGCGGTATTGCCGAGACAGTGGCCGGCGGTAAAGATAAACGGCTCTATAACCTGTCGATCGGAAAATACGATGTTGAGGTTAAGACCGGCCCCAGCTACGCGACCGCACGAGAGGAGACCCGTGAAACCCTCATTGAAATCATGCGGCAGGTACCCCAGGCCGCACCATTTATTAGCGACGTGCTTCTGGATCACATGGACTTTGTCGGGGCCGACAAAGTGGCTGAGCGGCTTAAGTCGATGCTTCCGCCGGAGATCCGGCAGCTAGAGGACGCGGCTGATCAATCAGACGATCCTGAGAAGGCGATGTTGCAGCAGAAGATCCAAGGCATGGGTCAAGAGATGCAGCAGATGCAGGATAACGTCATGAAAGAAATCGATAAGTTAAAGGCCGAAAACGAGGCGCTCAAATCAGCGGCCGGTGCTGACGCCATGCGCGCTAAGACAGAGGAAAGTAAGGCGCGCGGCGCATATGAAAACCAGAAGCGTCAGCTGGATCAGGCAGATACGAAACTTGCCCAGGATGAACGCCGGCTGGTTATGGAAGAGGATGCCTACGCCGCCCAGGGGGTAGCGCCCCCGACGCCCCCCGCGCCCACCGCAGAAGAGACGTGGGATTATGAACAGGAGATGGCGGAAGATCAGCGCGCCTGGGATGCAGAGCAGCGGGCGCTGGATCGCACTGCGGATATTGCCAAGGCTATTATCGGTAAAGCCGATATCGGTGCAGACGACGCGGACGACGCTACTGCAGAGGCGCTTAGTACTGCTGCTGATATGGTCGCTTCACCCGCACGGGCGCGCCGGGTGTCGTATGAAGATCAGGCGAGTACTACGTTAGCGGAGATAATCAAGGCGGTGAGCGCGCCGCGTGAATTAATCCGGGACGAGCACGGCAACGCTGTAGGATCGCGTGCTGTCGTGGATGGCGACGCGGAATGACCCGCGCCTAACTAACACTGGTTATTAAAGGATTACCAAATGGCGACATATGTAAAAATTCCCGACTGGATGGAGTACGTGCACGAGGGGGCTGTTAATTTAGCGTCGGATACGTTTCAAGTGGCCCTGTCCAATACAGCGCCGGCATCGGAGACACCAAACCCACTGACATCTGGCAACGGTATATTGGTAAACGTGACCCAGATTGCATACACCAACCTGTCAACGCAGGTTATGACCCTGGCAAGCTCGGCAGAGGCCGGCGGGGTCTACACGCTGGATCTGAATGATTTGGTTCTCACGGCATCAGGCGCTGTCGCTACCTTTCGGTATGTCTACATCTTCGATCAGACGGCAGTCGGCGATCCGCTGATAGCTCATTTTGACCACGGCAGTGCCGTGACGATGGCTAACGGGGATACCTACACAATCACGCTTAACGCCAGCGGGCTCTATACGGTAACGTAAGCCTGATTTGGGGGCTAGATGCCTATTGCTCTCTACTACAGCATCGCTACAGGGCGACTGCGTCATATTGTGCGTGATCCTAATAAGACCCAGGCACAGCTTGAGGCTAACCATATAGCGCGAGCCGGGGAGGCCGTCATCGGCTTCCCTGGTGATGACATCCCACACATTGACGCCGCCCAGGCCGCAGTGAATGCCGAGACTGGAACGTCCCCTGTCGACGATCGCTATGTTCAAGTCGTTAACGACCATATAACAGGCATCATTTACGCTGATGAAGTCATCGACACAATCCCATCCGGCTGGTTTAAAAACCAAGATGCCCGGATGGGGTATAGGAAACTGTCTGACAATAGTTTCGTCAGGTCATCAGCCGAGCTGGACAGGCTCATAATTGACTGGCAGCGACAGATCGACATTCTGCCTACTATCACCGACCCGCCGTTGACACCGGCAGAGATAGACCAGCGACAGGCGGCATTAGATCAGGAAATAGCAGCAGCGCTCGCTGAGAAGGCACGCACCTGATGGTCGATATTGTCCTCACATCAGGGACCACATGGGCCACGCCCGGTGATTGGGACGATGCTGCTAATTCCGTTCACTGTATTGGTGCGGGTGGCGGCGGAGCCGGTGGCGGCGGTGATAGCGGCGATGACATGGCCGGTGGCGGTGGCGGTTCGGGTGGCGGTGGTGAATATCGGAGTTCGGCTAACCAGACCGCAGCAGGCACGATTAGCATACAGATCGGGGCGGCAGGTAGCGCAGGTAGTGCAGGAGCCTCCATCGGTGGCAATGGCGGCAACGGCACAGCAACATGGTGGAAGTCTACCGGAGACGTTAACGCCGATTTTGGCGGCGGCGGGTCTTCAGACGCGAATAATACTTTAGGCGGCACTGGTGGTGCTGGAGGTTCTGGCGGCACTGGCACGATCGGCAGGAACGGCGGCGCTGGCAATACTGGCGGTAATGGTGGTGGCGATAGAAACGGCGGTGGAGCTGGCGGCGGCGGTGGCGGCGCTGGTGGCACTACTGCGGCTGGCACTGCGGGATCTGCGGGCGCGAATGCCAGCGGGTCGACGGGCGGCAATGGCGGCACTGGTGGAGCGGGCGGCACAGTAAGTGGCGGCGGTGGCGGCGGTGGCGGTACAGGTGGAACGGACGGCAACGGGGGAACTAACGGCACCGCAGGCAGTGCAGGTACTGTCTGGACCACGGCGGGAGCGGGCGGCGGCGGCGGCGGCGCGGGTGGTGCTGGTGGCGATAGCGTAGCTGGCTCAAACGGCGGCGCAGGTGGTAACTACGGTGCAGGCGGTGGCGCGGGTAGCGGGGCTGGTGGTAAAAGCGGGAATAATGGCGGCGTAGGCGGTGCCGGAACGCAGGGCGTCATCTTCATCACATACACTCCATCAGGCCCCACGGATTTCCCGTTAGCGGCAGATGCCGGCGCGTACACCCACACCGGCCAAGCCAACACAATGAGCCACGTTCTAGCCACTATCGTCACCCAAGAGCATGCACGGGTGCGGGACGATAACGGCTCTACGACGGCGGTGGCCTAATGGCTATTACCTTCGTCGGAGCAGGCACGGCCAGCAGCTTAAACACGTCAGGAGACGTGTCGCCGGTACCGAACGCTAGTACTCTGATCGATGATTTGATGATCTTGGTTCAGCATCGTAATGATGAACTGGGCACCTTCGACGCTGTTACCGGGTTCACAGAAATTCATCAGGAAGCCCCGACAACCGGGCAAGATCGCAGTACCGGTTTGTGGTATCGCGTTGCAACTGCGGACGCACCCGGTGCGGTAACTTGCGGGCATAGCGACGCCGGGACGGAACAGTACTCGGCGCAAATTATGACGTTTCGTGGTGTCGATACAACGACGCCCCTCGACGTGACCTTTGCTGCTGGCACACACCGTGTAAATCGCGTGAACAAAGCGTCCCCCAACGTCGATGCGTTTCAGGCCATCACGACAGTCACGGACGGCGCATTCGTACTTGCCATCGAAATGGTCACGCATGACGACATCACGAGTAATGCGGACCCGACGAATTATACGAACGCTTATAGGCTGATAGGAACGAGCCCTACTCATCAGCATCGCCAACAACAGGCGTGGTACAGAGAGATTGCGACCGCTGGTGCAGAGACACCGGGCGCTCCGGCTTATACGTCAAGCCTTCTCACGGCGGAAAGCACCCAGTACACCATTGCGCTCCGTCCCGCATCCACGGGCACGGCGTATTCGGTAACAGTCGATTTAGGCACCTACACCCAAGGTGGCCTAGACCCCACCCTGTCGTTTGTGTCTGTCGCTCCATCGATTACCACTGTGGACGGTGGCGCTGAGACGGTCGATACGCGCACCGCCGTTACTTTGGCGGGCACTAACTTCGAGGCCGTCCAAGGCACTGGTAAGGTAGAAATATCACCGACCAGTACTTATGCCACGCTAACAGAAGTGGAGGTAAATACATGGTCTGACACGTCTCTTAGCATCGATATGCACGAGATAACGACCACCAACCCGCTGGACGATGACTTCACCTTGCCGGGGACGGTTTATGTATGGGTCACTAACGATGCGGGCGGGCGGAATGCGGCCGGGTTTGCTCTCACACTTAAACCGGCGGGCGCGACTTGGTTAGCAGCAGAGGACGCTGACTACGACGGCGTCGCTTTAGACACACCATTTAGGGTCAGGCACCGGTTGTCTGTATCGGCGGTTGATTGGACGACGCCGACCGTTGAGATATGGGGGAGCAAAAATGCCGGTGCCTACTTCCAGGTAACGACGACAAGCACTGGTGGAGTGCAGCTTACAAATTCTGCTAGCCCCTACGTTGTCGATGGCGACGATATAACCGAGGCGCTGTTAAGTGGTTCTGGGTCGCTGATTGCTAATAATAACGGTCAAGTTGAGAGCAGCGCAGAGATATCCGGCGGCGCTACCGTCACCAATGGGAACTTTATAGAGACTGAGCACGTACTGAAGTTCCCGACCGGTGACGCGGTTAATGGCGATGCCTTTAGGTTCCGCCTGCGTGACGGCTCCGGGGTAGAGTTTACCGGTACCTATGTGGACGTGGTCGTAACGGTCAACGCTGGGTTTGCGGCCTACACCCTCACCTGTGACGCCGGGGCTTATACGCACGGTGGTTTAGACCCCACCATCACCGCCCAGCTATCTCAAGCGGTCGATTTAGGTGCGTACACCCAGGCCGGCCTGGACGCGACCATCAGTGTCGGTTACGGAGCCACGCTTGATTTAGGCACCTACACCCACGGCGGCCTGGACCCGACAGTAACGGTTCAGCGAACCCAGGCGGTAGACTTAGGCACCTACACCCACGGCGGCCTGGACCCGACAGTAACGGTTCAGCGAACCCAGGCGGTAGACTTAGGAACTTATACCTATGGTGGCCTGGACCCCGCGTTGGCGCGCGGGCGGCTCGTTACCGTCGATCTGGGGACATACACCTATGCGGGCCTAGATCCAACTACGTCTAACCAATGGAACCCCACCGTTGATTTGGGCACGTACACCCACACCGGCCTGGATGCCGCACTGGCGCATTCTTTTGGCATCACTATCACGCTGGACGCGGGAACCTATACCTATTCCGGTCTCGATCCCGACCTTGTCGCCGGCCTGCAGATAAGTTTAGAGGCCGGCGTCTATACCTACACCGGTCTTGATCCTGATCTAGTCGACACTGCTACGTTGTTTACAGAAACTGGTGCGTATACCCACACCGGGCTGGACCCCGACCTTACAGCTCAGCTTAAGCTGACCCTGGATGCGGGTGCCTACAGCCTGACAGGGTTTGACCCGACGCTTAGCTACGCCGAGGCGTCCGACGACGCGATAACATCGTCCGGTCGGGTATCTGCCGGGACATCGTGGAATAAGGACTGGGCGAAGGAT